TGCAGTAGCGCTTTTCTGGAAGCCGCTGATAGCTGGCATCACTTCAATCGTCACCAATAATCGCGCTAGCGGAGACATCATCACCGGTTACAAAGAACAGGTTCAGCTACTCAAGGAGAGCAATGCGCTACTCCGTGAAGAGAATGATGAGCTGCGCGACCGGCATGATCGGAACCTCCGACGCATATCCACTCTTGAAACTGACCTCCGCCTTATCAAGAACGCGCTCGGCATCCTTCTGGCTATGTCTGAGGCGACCAATTCTACGGGTAATGAAAGATTCAGAAGTGAAGTAAACAGGCTGATCGCCACACTGGAGGACGACAGCGATGCAAACAACAAATAAAGCGGGGCATAAGCGCAATGTCATCATTGGCTCGCTTCTTCTCCTGATGAGCGTCATCTGCATCATCATGACAATCATCTTTGTCTACGTCAGCAATCAGGCTAACGAGAGAATTGACGGCATCAGGGCCGACTATCAGAAAGTTGCAGAACGCCGGGATAAGAAAGTAAGCCAGCTTGCAAAGCAGGTTGAGCAAATGCAAAAGCAACTGAGCCAGATACCGGACCAAACAGCCAACAAAACCGCCGACAAAGTTAACCAGGTTGTTAAAGAGGATGAAGCCAAATGAGTCAGATCATCGCCATCCTTAATTACGAAGAAGGTTTTCGCCCTAATCCATACATCGATACGGAAGGTTATCCCACGGTTGGGACAGGCTTTCTGATTGGGCCAAAAGGTGCGGCATTAAGCAATTACACCTTCTCTCTGTCAAAGCAGGTTTCAGACGTCTGGCTGCAGGAGCTTGTAGATAACCGAACCCAGCAGATGAATGCTAAGCCGGCAATTATGGCAGCACTCAACAAGTGCAATCCAGCAAGAAGGGATGTGCTTATCAGCATGGCTTATCAGCTCGGCACAGATGGGCTTGCTGGCTTCAAGATTACTCTGGCAATGGTCGCTGCGGAGAATTTCGCAGGCGCAGCCAGTGGGATGCTTAACAGTCTGTGGGCCAAACAAACACCAAAGCGCGCTAACCGGCATGCAGAGGTAATGCGCACTGGCACATATGACATCTACAAGGGCCTCATCTGATGGACGTATTCAGCATGCTTCGCGGTTCATCAGGCACTATTTCTCTCAGCCGAACACAGGCTGCTGTGGCGTTTATCGTTTGCTGCGGCGTTGTTGGCTGGCAGGCGTACAAAGGCACGCTTTCAGATGTCACCTTTGGCCTGTTTTTCGGCTTTGCCACCGCTGGTTACATCGGTGCCAAAAAGATTGCATCAGACAAAGACCTAAACGAGCAGAAACTGGATGCAGGAATCAAACCGGAGAATAAGCCATGAGCACGATTGAACTAATCATCAGCGTTATAGGCGTAATTATTGCGCTGGTAGCTGGGGCTTTTGGTCTAGGTCATTCGAAGGGTAAAGCCAAAGCAGAGTATCAGGCTGCAGAAAGAGAAACTCAGACCAATATCGAATCCATGAAGGCGGCCACACAGCGCCAGACAGAAACAGCGAAAGGAGCATCAGATGTTCAGGAAAGTGTTTCCCGTATGCCTGGCAGCGCTGTTGATGACGAGCTGCGCAAAGACTGGCTCAACAAGGGTTGAGGTAGTGGATACTGCATGTAATTGGGTAAAGCCAATCATGGTGACAGAGGCCGACATCATGACGATGGATGAGCGCACTAAGCGTGCCATCCTGACCCACAACAAGACATGGAAAGCCAACTGCCAGCAGGAAGCGAAATGAGTGGATACTCGATTTATAACATCCTTTCAGGAATGTGCATTGGCGCGCTCATTATGACGTGGATCGGAATATGGTTCTGGTCCCGTCAGGAGAGCAGGCACCGCAATGAGTTGTGCCGGCTACAGCAGCAAATAATCACCGAAGTTAAAAGCAGTCTCAAGAAGTGACAACTTCCAAGAAGATTCCGTTCTTCTGACAGAGCAACATCAGTCTCGCACTCGCGGGGCTTTTTTATGCGCCTCGCACGCGCAACATCAACCCAGAGCCTACAGAAAGCGAGCCTGAGAGAAACCCGTATAGGTGCGGACCTCTCTGGGGCGAGTTTCTCTGTGCGACAGACTCACTTTCTATAGGACTACCGCATGAACATTGTCCCATTGAACTACAAAGGAGAAGCTGTTCGCTTCAATACCGAAGGATGGATTAATGCCACGGATATCGCTGCGCGCTTCGGGAAGCGCTTAGATCACTGGCTATCAAACGCGGAAACTCTGGAGTACGTGAGAGCGCTAGATGAAGTTTATTCAGGCGTGCCATCTCAAATTCTACATACCCGTGATTCCGGGTATGTAAAAACAAGCCGCGCTCGCAAGGACAGAGGTGGCGGTACATGGCTTCACCCTAAGCTTTCGGTAGCCTTCGCGCGCTAGTGTGATCCGAAGTTCTCCGTGTGGTGCGACCTGCACATAGACAGCCTTCTTCGTGGTGAGCTTACAGAGCAGCAGAAATTCGAACAGGCTTGTCGGATTCTCGACGATCGGAAATCCAAAGCCAGCAATGGAGCCAGGGAGATGGCTCGCTGGAGGTGGGATAAGCCAGTTATTGAGGCTAATGTCGAATTCTGGCGAGAGCAGCTTCAACTGACACTGGACATTGCCAGCTAACCGCCGTGCGTATATGCACTGTGAGGGCCTCTTTCACAACGGCTCTTACAGAATCTCTCCGACAAGGGATAACGGTTAGCCACGCTGTGAAGCGTTGCGAAGCTGGGTTAGTATGACATTTCACTTCATTGAGGGAATATCATGACTAAACAAGAATTGTTTTTATGGGGTGTTCAGACAATGGTGTTGAGCAACAACGGCAATGTAATGAGGAGTGATCCCGAAGGCAAGAAAGCGCATATTTATAGCGCGACAGGAATCTACAGCATTGTGCAGGAAGCCATTTATGCTAGCGAAAGAATTCCTGAGAAAATGTCAGCAGAGGATGCCATTCATGATTTCTGCTTTTACATGCTAGAAAATCTTCGGCGTGATAATAAATGCCCTCATTGGTTCACAAGAATGTAGAAATAAGCCGCCTCCGGGCGGTTTTTTATTGCCACATGAATCGTGTCGTTTGTGTGGTAAAGATTATAGTGGCTTCACGCCAGTTTTCTTCGTTAAGAATTTTCTCTATGCAGTGTGTGGCGTAAAGGTCATCTGGTGGAGTGAAAGACATATATTCACTTTCGCTGGTTAACTTGAAGTCATGTATAGCTGCAATTGCTATGCGTCCTTCACTATCGATGTTACGGAAGCAAGAAATTCTCGCCTCATAAAATTCATCTGGCAAACCTTCTAACATGCAACCGGTGGCCCACTGCAAAAGCTGTTCATCTGAATACTCTGGCTCAGCGGTCAGCGCCGTCTGCTGCTTGCTTATGAGCCGCTTGAATGTGTTGAGAAAGGAAAACATACCACCTCCTTGGTTTTGCCAAAGTTAACATAGTATTGCCATCACCATGTGCAGTCTCATCGTAATGGCAAGATCCACACATGCGGATAAAGAGGCTCTCAATGTCCGACATCTACCGCATCACAGTAACCACTAAATCCGGTGAAACGCATGAAGGCCTGATGGACAGGTCACAGCCTTAAATCGTCAACGGCTTCATTGGTGTAGAAAAAGAAGATGGCGATGGGTATATCTAGCTCCTGATGACGTGCTTAAGATGAAGTATGTTCCGATTCATCCGGACTGACTACTACTGAGGCATCCTCAGAGTTGCTGGCTTGGCTATAACTCTCATCGAGAAGAGCGATAACATCCTCTATTTTATGATTAAAACCAGCAAACTTAATGGTTCTTTGCGTCATTTTACGTCCTTCCCCATGAGCGCCAACCTGTAAGGCAGTATCGTCTTTACGTATGCCCGCGTTACCTTGACCAGAAGCCTCATAAATTTCAGTTATCTCTACTGATTCAGCAATAAGAATTCTTCTTGCTATAGCGAGTTCCTGTTGAGCTTTCGCCTGAATGTCAACGATTGAATTCGCCGCATCAACTGTTTCTGCCTTCTCTTCCGGGGTAACTATTGAGCCGCCAGAGCTGTTTTTATAAAGGTCATAAATTGACTTAATTGCCAATTCAACGAGGGTCGGAGCAAAAAATAGGCCCATTATGTATATATCCTTTTTATAAAAATTCTTGATGACTTATCGGCTTTTTTAGAAAAAACATTAAAGGTTTAATATGGCGACCAAAACTAAAAATGGCCGTCCTTCTGATTATTTACCAGAGGTGGCTGCTGACATCTGTTCACTGCTTGCCGATGGTGAAAGCCTTCGCAAGGTTTGTGAGCGTCCGGGAATGCCTGATAAGGCGACCGTGTTTAGATGGCTGGCTAAACACGATGAGTTTCGCGACCAGTACGCGAAAGCCACTGAGATTCGCGCAGATGCAATTTTCGAAGAGATGTTCGACATAGCCGACAGCGTTGCAGAAGAGGCCGCAGCAGTAGGTAAAGCACGACTGCGCATCGACACTCGCAAGTGGGCATTAGCACGGATGAACCCAAAGAAGTACGGCGACAAAGTCAGTCAGGAAATCGACCACAAGTCTTCCGATGGCAGCATGACGAACAAGCCAACGACAATAAGATTGGTAGGAGTAGAGCCAACTAATGGAAAATCAGGTTGATCTCCCTATCCCCGCCAAGCTAGTTCCTGTATTTGCAACACCCGACATCCGCTATCGCGGCGCACATGGTGGTCGCGGTTCTGCAAAGACCAGAACTTTTGCCCTGATGAGTGCAGTTAAAGCATACGAAGCTGCCGAGAGCGGAAGGAGTGGTGTCATCCTCTGCGGGCGAGAGTACATGAACTCGCTCGAAGAATCCTCAATGGAGGAGGTTAAGCAGGCGATACGCTCCGTGCCATGGCTGGATGACTATTTCGAAATCGGCGAGAAGTATATCCGAACCAAAAATCGCCGAGTAAGTTACGTATTCTGTGGTCTGCGCCATAATCTCGACAGCATAAAATCCAAAGCGCGCATTTTAGTTGCCTGGGTTGATGAGGCCGAATCCGTATCATCTACCGCCTGGAAGAAACTTCGCCCAACGGTGCGCGAAAAAGGCTCTGAAATCTGGGTTACATGGAACCCGGAGAAGGACGGCAGCGCAACCGACAAGATGTTCAGGAAGAACCCGCCAAAAAGCTCAATGATTGTTGAGATGAATTATGGCGATAACCCATGGTTCCCTGATGTTCTTGAAGAAGAGCGCCTTGAAGATTTAGCTAACCTCGATTACGCCGATTATGCGTGGATCTGGGAGGGCGCTTACCTTGAGAACTCCGACAAGCAGGTGCTTGCCAACCGCTATGTGGTGCAGGACTTCGCATCAGACTTGTGGCAAAAGGCTGAAAGGCTGCTGTTCGGCGCTGACTTCGGCTTTGCTAAAGACCCAAGCACGCTGCTGCGCATGTTCATCCTCGATAATTGTCTCTACATAGAGCATGAGGCCTACGGAACTGGCGTAGAGCTTGATGACATGTGGAAGTTTTACGCTGGCAAAGATGAGGCCAAGCCAAAGCAGCTTGAAGAGTGGAAGGTTACGGATGATGCAAAATATCCCGGTGTCCCTCAGTCTCGCAAATGGCCCATTAAGGCTGATAACTCTCGACCAGAAACGATTAGCCATATCAAAAATCAGGGCTTCAACATCTCAGCTGCGCAAAAGTGGCAGGGAAGTGTTGAGGACGGCATTACTTGCCTGCGTGGCTTCAAGAAAATAGTTATCCATTCTCGCTGCAAAGAAACAGCCAAAGAGGCTCGTCTTTATTCCTACAAAATAGACCGTGTCACTGGTGAAGTGCTTCCGGTCATTGAGGATAAGCATAACCACTGCTGGGATGCGGCACGTTATGGCCTTGATGGCTACATCAAGCACAAACAGACCGGCGCAATCTTCTTCTAAGGAGCTCATCAGTGAGTGAACAAAGCAACGAGGTCACATTCCTCGTTAATGCCCTTGCTGATGCTATGGGCCGACAGCGCATGCTGTATGCTGGTCGTCAGGGCAACACCAAACGAACGAAGCTGTACGAAGAGTTTGGTTATCCGAACGAACTGGATTTTGACCGCTACTACCGCGCCTACGAGCGCAACCCTGTGGCATATGCTGCCGTGCACAAGCTTCTGGATTCGTGCTGGGTAGATAAACCGACCATCATTGATGGTGATGAAAACAAGGAATCTACCACCACGACGCCATGGGAGACTGCTGCGACCAAGCTCCTGGCGCGACACTGGCCGAAGATTAAAGACGCTGACCGACGCAATCTTGTCGGTAAATACTCCGCACTGCTGATTCAATTCCGCGATGGGCGTGAGTGGAAAGAGCCTGTAGACAGCGCTGTCATTAAGCGGTTAGGCGATCGGGCGGTTGTTAAGCTCATCCCTGCATGGGAATCGCAGATAAAGCCTGGCAACTTTGATACCGACACTATGTCGGAAACCTACGGTGATCCGGTTAATTATCAATTCAACGAACAACCTGTTGGCGACGATGGAACATACGGGCCAGTTCGCAACGTTACAGTGCATCCGGACCGCGTCATTATCCTGTGCGAAGGCTCTGAGGATGAGAACATGCTTTCCGGCGTTCCTTTTCTTCGCGCCGGCTACAACAAGCTCTTGGACCTTGAGAAGATATCAGGCGGCAGCGCTGAGGGCTTCCTTAAGAACGCCAGCCGGCAGCTTGGCATTGCATTTGACGCTCAGACCGACATGGTGACAATCGCTGCTCAGGCAAAAGAAGCAGGTTACGACAACATCGGCGAGGCCATGAACGACAAAATCGCCAGGATGAATCGCGGCACTGATGCGGCGCTGGTTATGCAGGCCGGAACACCATCGGTTCTGTCTGTTGCAGCGGCTGACCCATCACCGTCATGGATGGTTACCGCCAACGAATTCTCATCATCAATTCAATGCCCGTTCACCATTCTTTTTGGGCAGCAAACCGGCCGCCTGGCATCTGACGAAGATAAAACGGACTGGGCCAAACGCTGCAATGGTCGCCGCTGGGGATTCATGACAGCGGTGATTAAAGCGATTCTGGAGCGGTTCTGGATTCTTGGTGTGATTGATGCGCCTCGGTCGGGTGAAGTTTCGCTGGCATGGTCTGACCTACTCGCACCGAGCGAGAAAGAGAAGATAGCTAACATGCAGGCACTTGCAGATGTGGCTCAGAAGACCCAGGCGGCATACGGAACTCCCGCTATCGAACAGAATGAGATTCGCGCAGCAGGCGAGCTTGAACCAATAGCAGAAAACGAATTACCTCCATTTGTGCCACCGGGAGATCCGCTAAGTGATGAAGCAGCAGCCAATCCGGACTCCGGTAATACCCCGCAATAAGGCAGACCCTACGCAGTCAGCCCGGCCAGTTAACAGGATGTTCCGCGATATCGAGGGGCGCTACTACAGGATAAAGCTGGACCTTAAACAGTTATTAGATGAAAGATTAACCGGGCGCGAAAGGGGGAGCAACCAGCAATCTCACGCAGTTCACGGCAACGTAATCTATCAAGTTAACGCAGGTGCTTATGTTTATGACATGACCGCCAGCCAGCTAGCAGACCTCCTGCAGCGCATGCAGATTATTCTCGATGATGCCCTCCTAGAGGGTGGCACTAACAACCTTTGGGCTCTTAGTTACATATCGGAAGAGTTCGATCGCGGCACCCGACAGGCATTCAACAATCTTTCTGTACAGTCACCAATTTATGAACAGCAGACCACGCTGGTGCAACTGCTCAGCAGTCCTGCTTATCAGAATCAGGTGGCGGCGGCCTACGTATCAACATACAGCGACTGGCTGCTTGAATCGGATAAGGCTAGAGGCGATCTGGCTAACGTCATTTCCGATGCTATTGGCCGGGGAATCAACCCTAGAGAGACGGCGAGAATTGTTAGCAAGCGCCTTGATGTGTCGATGGCTAGGGCTAAGAACATCGCTCAGACAGAGCAGGTTGGCGCGCTGCGCAAGGCTCAGTGGCTTGAAACTGATTGGTCAAGAGAAAGGCTAGGTCTTAATACTGCGGTGCTCTGGCTTTCAGCACTCAAGCCAACAACCCGATCATGGCATGCAGCCAGGCATGGAAGAACTTACACCACTGAAGAGGTAGAAGCTTTTTATGCTGAAAATGGCAACCGGTACAACTGCTACTGCAGCCAGATACCGGTCATACTTGATGATGGTGGAAATGTGGTTAACCAAGGTCTTGTCGAAAGGCTCGCTCTAGAGCGTTATGAATGGCAGCAAACCGCATGACTATCTATTGCAAGGGTAAGCTTTCATGAGAGCCTCAAGAGCAAGTTTTGATGCGTTCTCTGTTCTTTTCTCTGGGTGGTTATCCACGTAAACAGTCACCGTATCAACAATTTGTCCATTTGTTGCGCCGGGTGGTGAACAAATAGCGGTGCCTTCAAAAGAGTCATGAACACCAATTGCAAGACCTCTCAAGGTGCCAGCCTCAACGTAATCAGTAGAGCTGGCAGTGCCTGCTTTGGCTCTAAGTCTTGCATTGCTCCATGAAGCAATATCGTTACCTCCATAGTAGTCAGCTAAAGCTCCTGAGGAAAACACTGCTGTTAAAGCTAGTACGGCATATTTTTTCATGTTTGTTCTAACCAATTAATTTTCCGAATTAAAAACGATGAGGAAGCAGCATGAAGCGCAATCGCGTTAACGTGCTGACCGTCGTCAACTCCGCTTCTAATATCACCACAGAAACCATCGACGGGAAACCACATATTGTGGT